TTATCGATTAGATGATTTGTATTGTATGTTATCTTTGATTGTATTATAGTCAGAACTACTACCTGCCATTGCACTATCATCTACAGTCATCACTTCGTCGTATCCAGTCTTTTCAATTATTTTTGTTTTAATTTCTAATTGCTTTTTCTCTTTCTGTATTCTACGAAGAAAAGCATAGTGTATAATCTGTGTAAAATACGCAAATGGATTTCTTGATTTCTCAGGATCAAAGTTATGAATATATTGAACACAATTTTCAATACCATCAGATATCATATCATCACGAAACATATAATTTACAAAGTTTGGTTTATATGATAAATGTGTAGCAATCTTTAAAAAGCAAGAACCTAAGTAATTTGTAATACGTGGTTTTGGTAAATCATTCTCTTGTGCTTCCTTTACCTTTGCACGATAAACAATTAATGCTTCTAATAATTCACGGTTATTTACATAATGTTCTGATTTTTTCTTTGCCATATACTTGACTGAATATATCGATAGTATAACATAATTTAGGGAGCTTGACAAGTTACGTTAAATTATGTACAATAACCTTTGTAAGGTTTCAAGGATTGTTAGGCTTATCTATATTATTCTTAAAGACTCTTTCAAGGCTCTTGCGAGCATCTTCAACAGTAGTCAATAATCCCATTTTATCATTTAAAGATACTTGACCATCTATTTCTATATCAATATCATCTTCATTTAAATATCTTGTATAGAACTTAATCATCTGTTCGTCTGTTACTTCAGACATTGTAATAATTTTATCATACTTAATTAAAAATAAATCTTGATTTGGTAAATCTAACCAAGGTTTAACTTTAACATATTTACCTGCAGGACTTGAAAGCATTTTCATTGTAACAGGATTAGAAAGCATAATGATTGAGTCTCCGTCATTTTCATCCACAGAAACAAGAGCAAAGATTTCCTCTCCAGTAATAAGTTTTAATACAGCGTAAAATTCGTCACCCATCTCTTCTTTCTCCAAATACCATATCTTCCATAGTTGTTTGTCGAATACCTAAATGTTCACAAATGAGTTTATCGATAGCATCATAAGTTCTAGACAAGTCTATACAAGAACGACTTTTAACTGCAAGTTCATCAATCCCATCTGATGAAATAAGTTCACCTACAATAGCTTTAGGAGCAAAATCACGGTATGCACCCATTTTTTTAATTCGTTCTTCAACAATTTTATTCAAGTTGATAGTTACTTTAATATCAGTGTCCATTAATTTTTCAAAGGTATTTTGACAATATCATAATTAAAGTTCTCTTCATTATACACTTTGATTCTTTCAATTAAATGATTGAGTGTATAGTTTCTTCGTGATTTGTAACTTATATCATCAGCAATATCATAAAGAGTTGCTTTTGTTTTATTGTTTCCCTTACGAAGAACACGACCTATTGATTGTAGATTTCGTATTCGAGATTTTGATGGGGAAGCAAATATGACATTATGTAAGTTCTTAATGTTAATTCCTGTCGAGAAAGTTCCGTAGGATGCGATGATAATCGCATTGTTTTGGGTTTCTGTGATTGATCTGACTTCTTCACGATCCTCAGTTGCTACACCGCCATGTACAAAGAACACTTGTCGTTGCTCCAGTACATTACTATTTAGTATCAAGTTGTAAAGGGGTTCTCCGTGACCTTCAACTCTTGCAAAGAGTATTAATGTGTTTCCTTTTAAATCAAGTGCAAGATTTTTAATAAAGTTATTTCTTTTCTGATGATTAATAATATATTGTATCTCATCTTCAAATGTTTCAAATTTATTTGGAGAGTGTTTTAATAGAAGAACATTAATATCTAATGTTGCAACGTGACCCTTCCTCATCAATTCATCAGTCTTAATAATTTTGTATGAAGGACCAAACAAACCTTCTAATACCCACTTATGAGTTTGTGTTCCGTCAAGAGTTCCTGTAAAACCAAAACGATATTTGGTATTATCAAGTTTTGACATTATAGATACTAATGACTTTGATTTAAATTGGTGTGCTTCATCTCCAATTACACAACCAAAACGGTTAAAATATTTACGAGGGAGTTTGTATATCGATTGCCAAGTTGTTATAATCACCTGAGAGTCTGTCTCTCTTTCTTTACCTGCGTATATTTTGTGGCAATATGAACCAACGTCCCATCCATAATCCTCGAAGTCTTTATACATTTGTTCTACTAGGGAAGTCGTGGGAACGACTATCAGAATACTTAGTTTTCTTTCAACGTAATATCTCACAATCGCATATATCATCAGCGACTTTCCTGAAGCAGTTGGAGATATCAATAGCTTACGATTATATCTTAAAGCGTCGTGTACTCCCTCAATCTGATAATCTCTAGGTTTATATGAACAAATTGCATTCATATAATCCTTGACACCTTCATGAGAAATACCTTCGTTCACTTCAAAAGGTAAACCATAAAACTTACTTGGTTGAAAAGTATATGTGTATTCGTGGTCTTTACAAAACTGTACGATTTTATCTAAGAGTCCAACATATATTTGCTTATTCTGAATATTAAATAACCTTATCTTACCGTCCCAATATTTGCTCTTATAAGTTGGCATAAACTTTGCACCAGGCACTTCAAAGGTGAAATAGTCTGCTAACTCATAATAAACGTGCGTATCAGATTCAATCTGAAGATGCACTTCATTCTTTTTTGATATAATCAAATTGGACATGATATCATCAATATAACTATATAGTCACCTTCTGGGATCTTCAAAATCAATCCAGTGTATGCAATCTACAGGACAAGTATCAATTGCTTCCTGTATAATTTCAGGTCTATCTCCATCCTGTCTTATTGCTTTACTACGTCCATATTCTTCCTCTACGATAAATGTATTCGATGCAACGTGAACACAATATTGACAACCAATACATTCTGATTCATCTACCCATACTGCCTTTTCACACAACTCTCCACCAAGACAAGGTTCATAACCTGTTATCTCAGTATCAACAAATGTTTCATACGCTATTCGGGGGTCAATTTTTTCTATTTCTAACTGCTTGAATCGCTGCGATTGTTCCACCTAATGCCAAAGCACCTGCAGCTACCTTTTTATTTTTTACTTTAGATACTTTAGATAATACTTTTTTATATAATGGTTGTGCTTGATATGTATTACGCATCGCACCTACAGAACCTTTTGGTGGATTAAATGTTGTTGGTGGATTGAATTTTGATGGTTCTGGTATTTTACCTTTGGGTATAGTGGCAGTAGTTGGTGAACCTATTTTAGTTTTTGGAAATACATCTAAACCTCTTGCAGCACTTTCTAATTCAGTTCCTGAAAATGGTGGTTGATATATTCTTCTATTTTGACTTCCACCTATGTTTTTATATAAATCACTTTTCATTTTATCACCCATCCCTTTATAAAGTTTCTGTATCTCAGCAGTTTTTTTCTTACTTACACCTCTTAATTCATTATGTCTTACCTTTGTAGGATCATATCGTGATACTTTTCCAGTTTGAGGATCAACTCGATTTCCACGACCTTTCTGACCTGGTTGCCTATCTTGAAAATCTTTTATTACATTTTCTGCCTCTCTACGAGATGATAGATTTGGATTATTTGGATTATCTCTTAACTTCTTATTTACTTTTTCAAATGCCTTTAATGGATCATCTTTTGTAAGACCCATTTTTTTATATTCAGCATGACCCATCTGCTTAAGCATAAGAGCTCTTGAACGTTTTATATTATCCTTCTCAAACTTATTGAGTTCTGTAATAAAATTTGGAAAACTTTTCATTTTCTTATCAAACCTTTTACTTTCTTTTTAATAAAATCACCTGTTCTTTTACCAATATCAGTTTGTGGATTATTTGATATACGACCACCTGTTACATCACTTGTTTTTTTAGATAAGTATTTTGTTGCCTTATCAGTAACTGATCCAGATTTTCCTTGTCCAAAAATAGTTGGTGATAATGCAGGTAAAATTGCAAATGGTTTTGCCACTTGAATTGCTCCTGATAACTTATCAATAGGTGCTTTTCCTTTTACAGCTTGACCAATGCCATCAGCACGAGATAATCCTGCAAAAGCTCTTGTAATAGGTTGGTATCTTTTCATTAATTTACCAGCACCTTTGAATTCTACTAATTCTTGTTGAAATTGTGAAAACGTTTTCATTATCCTACGATTGTATCAAACCATTCCTGACTCATTCCAGAAATAATTTTGTCTGCTGATTTATCGTCTATTGCATAGTTTTCATCAATGAGATGTTGTTTTACCTTCTCATAATTTTCATGTATTTGTTTTGTTTCTCTTGGAGTAGGTTTCATTGCATTATTAGTTCTACTCATCTATTTATTAATTAAAATCCTGATTGAAACTTTTGCCATTCTATCGCATTTTTAATTTGATAAGTACGTCCAGAGACATTACGAATAATTTCTTCTAAAAATTTAAGTGTTACATCATAATATTTAATTTTCATATCAATCTTATTCATCTTATCATCTGCATCTAAATGTCTTTGGATTGCATCCTTTTCACGAACCTTATAAGGAAATGGGTCTTCTGCATAAACTTCTGCAGTTGCCTTTCCTGTATAATAATTATGTCTTTCTAATCTAACTTTACTATATTGTTCTCTAGCTCTTTCACGCAATAAAGTAATAGTATTATAAAGAGTATAATACTTTGAATGTAATTGAGGTATTTTTAATGACTCATCATGTAAATTATCAGGGTCAATGTGAGAGTCTTTTTCCCACATTTCCTGAATTTGTTCAAGATTCATTTAGTGGTGCTTACTAAATCGTATATTGTGTATTTGAATGTTGCTTCTGCTGTGAAAAATTGTACATCAGTATTAGTTGCATCAAAATCAAGTGATGATAAAGATATTGGAAATAAATCTTTAAACTTAACTCTTGAAACTTCTCTGTAATTGCTATTTAATATTCTAAGCGTACCATCACAGAATGCCTCTTTTTGATCTCTTTGACCATCAGAGTCTGTAGTTAAATCTTTAAATGATTTTGCAGATTCTGGAAAACCCAATCCTTTTAACCAAGTATAGACTGCAAGATAGTTATCCATATTTTCATCAACTAGAAACCTTAGAGTAAAATCTCCAAAGTTTAATCTCTCACCTGGCACATCAATATTCTTTAAATAAGATGGTTGTTGTGTAAGTTCGAGACTTAACTCTGGTATTCTAGCAGAATTTGAAAAAAAGTCAACCTTCGGAAATTTAGTCAAATTAAATTTAAAACCTACTCCTGAGAGAAAATTTCGATTATCTATTTGTTTTGCAAATGCCGAATTAGTCATTATCTTTTTGATTATTTATTATCTTTCTATAAAAACAATACCTTCCATATGGTCATACTCGTGTTGGAATATTCTACATATAAAACCAGTTAACTCTATTTTATGCAAATTTTCTTTAACATCTTCGTAACTCACTTCGATAGATTTAGGTCTTGTAACTTCACGAAACGTGTCTGGGTATGATAAACAACCCTCATCATATTCAATAGTTTCTTTAGATTCTTTAATTATTTTTGGATTGAAACAAGTGATTGTTTCCTGAGTTTCTAAATTAGAAACCATTACAAATACACGTTCATTAATTCCTATTTGATTTGCTGCGAGTCCGACACCCTCATAATGCTCTAAATTTTCTTTAAGAATTTTATGCATTAAAGGTCGATTTAAATTCACATTACATTTTTCAATTTTTCTATGAAGCAGAGGATGTGAATCGGGAATTAATTTTAGTACCATAAAAATATTTAGGTAAAAAAAAGAGGGGTGTTACCCCCTCATAAATTAGTTAATCTTAAATAGTTTCTGGGAAAACTACTCTTATAGCTTCATCCTCACCTTCAATTTGAGGAACCCAATAAAGTTCTAATGGAAGTTGGTTCATTTTGATTTTTGGAAGTTTAAGACCAAGACTTTTGAACATATTTTCTGCGTAAGAAATATACCAATTGATAGTATTATTAAGAATATCTTCAATTGTATCAATCATTTCTTGCCTCTCTGCTTCAATCTGATGTTCGCATATGGCTTTACTTGAAGCACATACTCGAACTACTTCACCTCTTATACACGCTTGCCAAGTCCATTTTAGAACATCATTTGCATAACGATAATAAAATCCTTCATCAAGTATTTTGTGATAGCACATAACACCATCTAAATCTGATGCTTTGTTTTTGTTAAAACGTGGATTTGATATTATCCATCCCTTTATCTCTTCTGGAGTTGTGTTAAAAACTCTTGATGACTTTTGTTTAGTATCTAGAATTTTGTTAATTATTCCTCCAATAGTTCCTTTGTGACCTTTCTTTGGAAAACGAAGGTAAGCACCTGATGCTTCCAATAACAGTTTGATATTACTTTTAGTTAATGGGATATTATCATCTATCATACATTGCTGTATGTGATAAAAATCTGCTACCTTTGCGTTTTCAGAGTTATCGGTTGCATTTGCTCTCATACCCATTAAGGTCATTGCTGTTGCATCTGATAAACTATCAAGAATAACATTACCTGTTAATTTGCGTTCATATAATGCAATAGGAGCATGCCTCCATCCATTTTCATTGAGTGCTCTAACAAGATGACGATGATCAAAATACCATTCTCCATCTACGCTTGTAAAAACACTAATTGGCCAACCAAAAACTAACCATAAAAAGTTCATAGTTGATGCAACTAATGATTCAAATTTTTCTTGAATCAGTTCACTTTTACGAGGTGTGTTTTTTGAAGGAGGTGCTTTTAAATCATATACAGGTCTAGATTCAAACCCTTTAAACGAAAAAAGAGGGTAATCAGGTCCATCTGATTCCTCTACTCGAAGTTGATCGCAAGGAAAATCATTCCTATCTTGATCTATTTTAATTTTTTTGTACATATTCTTAGTGATATGGTTTGGATTGAACACTGACTCACCAATGCTCCCCCTTATTATATCAAATGAAAAAGGGGATGTCAACCATCCCCCTTGTATTAACTAAAATAAAATGTTCTGTTATCTCTAGCGTGTAATAACTTTGATGGTTTACCTATCTCAGGTGGCCATAAGATGCTCTCACATACCTCATCACCCTCTGGAGATGAATTCATATACTTATTGACAAATACACGCAAAACTTTGTTGTTTTTATCTACTGTATATCCTAGAACAGTTTCATATTTCTCCATTCTAAAATTTACTTCACAAAGTTTATCAAAGTCTCTTGTTCCAAGACCATTCATATAATGTTCTCTACAATATTTTAAGATTGGGTCATCTAATTTACGAAAGAGAATCATTCTATCTTCTCTATCAAGAATATCCCAATACCTATGATAGGAATCAGGGCGGTCATCTTCTCTAAAAAGACAATCTACAATTTCGTAGTCACGAGTTTTTGTGCAAGTCATGTTGTTCTTACTTAATGTACAAAAATATAATAGCACAAAAAAAGAGGGTGTCAAGCACCCTCTGAATAAAATTGTAATCTCTAGATTACATAAGGTTGGAAACCTTAACTCTTCTGTAGTAACGGTTTGTGTTACGTGTAAGTGTTCCAAGTCCCTGAGTTGTTCCTTGTGAGAATGGGTTCTCGACCATACCATATCTGGTCTTGAATCCAATTTTTGGTTGGAATGTATCCTGACCAACCGCACGAACCATCTGTAGAGGAACGTATGGGCAGTAGAATAATCCAGCGTCATAAGGAGATGAACCCTTGTAACCCATAACATAGTACTGAGTATCAGATACGTTAGCAGCAAATGGGTCAATGTACACTCTGTACTTACCTTGTAATACACCAGCAAATGTATTGCCTGTGTCATCTACATTAAGGTTAGCGTTAAGTGCAGGTGTGTAGTCAAGTACACCAGCCATTGTTAATGCAGAAGCAACGTCAGCAGAACAAAGGATCATGTTACCCTTTCCTCTACGAGTTTCTTGTGCGATAGCGTTGGCATCTCTTTCCATCTGGAATATGAGACCTTTAAACTTCTCAACTGACCATCTTCCGTTGGAGTCTGTGTCTAAGTCGAATGTTCCGCCTGAAGCAACGTTTGCTTGAGCACCTGGTCTAGCGATGTTATAGATTGTTCTAATAACTTCTCTGTTGATTTCAGCAAGAATCTCAGTTGATAGAATGTTTGCTAACTCAGCCTCTGCATTCAATCCGTGGATTGCTTTGAGGTCTTGTGCTAGTTCTAAACTGTACTCTGCTTTTAGAGCTCTTGACTTCGCTGTAACAGTGACTTTCTCTATTGAGAATGCCATCTCGTTGAAGCTGTCGCCAGTTGTACCTAGATCTTCAGCATCATCTGTTCTCATACCCTGACCAACGTTATAGTCGGTAGCGTTTGTTTGAGCAGCAGTTGAATTAAGAAGTCCTGGATTACTACCTGACTGTGCAGTTGTACCTAAACCAACGTTGCTTGCACCTGTAGCAGTGAAACCACTGTTAAGGTCAAATCCTTCATTCTG